TCAGTCACGAACGCCTCCTCGACCGGCTTGCGCGCCACGGAGAAAGACGAAGATGCGAAGCATGCTGGCGACGATTTTGGCGTTGCGCCGCCATCGCGATCGATGCCGCATCTCGCGCAAGGTGCCCCCAATGAACAGAAGTTTGAGCGTGTTGGTATTTGTGGCACTCATGCTTCCTCCCTCCCGCGCCCGTCCCCGCTGTCACGGACACCGCCGAGCACGTCGATCGGTGAGCGTTTGCTCAAATCGCTCTTCCGTTCGACGCGCGTGAGGCGCCAGTTTCGTTCGTTTGCAAATAGCCGGCCTCGCGCATAGGCGATGAAGCGCGTGCAGGCGGTAAATTCCTTGATATGCGGAATGTCGGACGGGTCTTTGCAAGTGACGAGAAAGGACGCCATCGCGCGGCCCCTGTCTTATGGCTGATATTGTTCATTCGCGTCCCCGCCCTCAGGCCGCATGGCTCCAATCGGCGTCGGCCACGCTGACGATGTTGTAGCCGAGCCGCTCGATCGTCCGGAGGGATTGGCGCGTCAGCGTGGTGGTGCCGGCCAGATTGGCGAACAGTTTGGCTCTGGCGCAGACGGGGTAGACTTTGATCGCACCGTAAAGCGGTCTGACCTCGACGATGACGGTGGCACTTGGGTTGGTCGCGCTCATTTCCGGTCCTCCCGACTTCGGGCCCATTGGCGGGCCGGTTTCGAGGAGCAGAATGGCATATAATTGCCATTTTAGAAATAATATATTTTCTAAAATAGAAATTATAAGCTTAGGTACCCAGGCAAACCTGTCTTATTGGCCACGCGAATACGCCGGCCCGAGGCGACAGGCTTGCCCTCAGGGAACGCCGCCGATGCGCCTCCTCACGTCACCGGGAAGAAACCAGCACTGCTTTCCGATCACCGACGGGGGATGTGGAAATCGATCCTGGCAACCCACTCAAGCGCGACCCCGACGATCGGCGGCACCTGTGGGTTATGGGATACAAGCATGAGGGCACCGGCCGAACGCTGCAGCCATTTCAACACGAGTCGCCCGTCGACACCCTTTGCGACGACCTCCTGGCCGGTGCACTGCTCGGGCCCCAATCGCTCCGAATAAGCAATGGCATCGCCATCCAAATAACGCGGAGACATGGAGTCCCCTTTGACGCGCAGCAGGACGCCGGAATACCCAATAAATGGAAGCGTCAGATCGTCTATACCGATTTGATCGGAAAATTCATCGAATAATACGACCTCTTCGCTTGCGCCGACGAAGCCCATTACCGGAACGATATTCGACCAGGTGTCGTAAATATCCTGACCGAACATTTCAAAAATTTCGGCAAGGGGACGGCCGAGGCTGCGGGCGATCGTCGCACCTTCCTCGATTTTCAGTGCCCGCATGCCCTTGAGGGACTTGGTCAGGGCGGACTCCGACATGCCGATGCCTTGCGAGAACCGCTTCTGGGTTACTCGCTTCGACTTGAGCAGGGCCTTGAACCCTTTGATGTCGACCGGGCGGCGCGCCATTCGCCCCTCATAAATCGAGACTATCTAAGCGTATATAACCAATTTCGCAATTAGAAATTTTTTCGATTGCATTATAATTTCCAATATGGCAATAAATCGGGACCATGAACCCCGCCAACCGCATCATCGAGAACTGCGGCGGCCCTAAGAAGGTTGCGTCCATGTTCAGCATAACGACGGTCCACGTGCACAAATTGACCTACCCATGGGAACGGGGAAGGACGAGCGGCCTCATCCTCGCGAGGCACCAGCAGCGGCTTTTCTCAGCAGCGAAGGCATCCGGCACGGCATTTCCGCCGGGCGACTTTTTCGATATCGCGAATGCTTTTTTGCGCCACGCAAAAGAAGGTGCCCAAAGCGCCTCGAGTGACGCGACATGAGCCCGCGTCCCGTGGTGTCGCCCCTCGGGCGGTTCGCGCACTCGACGCTCTCGAAGGAGGATTTCGAGTCCCTGCGGGCGAAATGCTGGATCGAGCGTGGGCTCCTCGTCTTCTCACCCGAGGAAGTTTCGAACGACTTCGTGCAGCAAGGTGTCGTCAATTGGGCGAACGTGAAATTTGGTAAGCGGATGAAGAGGGAAAAATGAAAAAGAATGCACCTTTGGGCGCAGACGTCGACACCTACGGCGATCGCGACATGCGGCCGGACACGGTTTACGTCTTTCGCGACATCGGCTTCGCCGACCAGCACGCCAAGGAGGGACGCGATGCGTCTCAGGCCAAGAAGACCCAGGCCGTGGTCGCACTCAACCGCAAGGAATGCCCCATCGAGTGGTACTTTCATCGAGGCATCGTGACGCAAGACCAGCACGCCGCGGCGATCAAGCTCAGGGCCCATTGGGAATTCTTTCAGCTCGGCAAGCAGAGAGCCGTCGATCCCGGGCGCATCCGAGTCGATGGCGGCCAGCCGCACGGCATGACCGACCGCCAGCTCGATGCGGTCCGGGTGATCAACACCTCCCTCCGTGCCATGGGCCTCATCGGCTCGTCGGTCACGGTGAACGTGTGCTGTGTGGGCATAACGCTCGGTGCCATCGAGGCAACGATGCGCCGGCGCAAGGGCTACGGCGCCGAGCGGCTGCGCGAAGCACTCGATGATCTCGCCGAGCATTACGGCTTCCGGACGCGAAGGCGGGAGATCCCGATTTATCGGGGGTAGGGGAGAGATCGCCTTGCTTAATTCCACGGCATCGTCCGCAGGCGGGTGCAATTTCGGCTCACAGGCGGTGGCGGGCCTGTGCTGCGCCGGTATAACAGGCGGCGCAGCCGAAGCAGCACTGGGCCGGCGCGCAACGCGCGCCTACTTCTGCGTGACGCAAAAGAGGCGGCCAGAACGGTCGACGCGCGCAACCCGCGCCGACTTCTGCGGCTCGCCCAAGCGCAACGCGCGCCTACTTCTGCGTCACGCCTGAGTGCGAAGCGCGTCTATTTGGAAGTTTCCCTCAGCAAGCCGATGCCGATGCGCCCACCCATGCCCATCATATAGAGCTTTACGATCATATAGCCCGCGGGTTCGGCATAGCGGGCACTTTGCAATGGGCCGGCGTCGATGGGGTCGGCGTCGATTTCTCGCACCAGCGACTCAACTGTTTTCTTCGCCTCCGCGTCGTCGCTGCAGAGAAATACGGTTACTTTGTTTCCCCCGAGCAGACGTTGTGCCGAGTGCATCAGCTCGGCGGAGGGAGGTATGGCCTTCACGACGCGCGCCCAAGGTGCCAGCTTTTGCACTTCCTCGCCTGCCGACGTGTTGAAGCCGATGGCAAGACCGCTATAGTCCGGCTTGAGCGCGTTGGTGCAATCCCACAAGATTCTGCGCGTCTTCGCGTCGCCCGCCTGCTTAAGCGCCGCCGGTGTGGCCGCGTAAGGTGTTGCGAGCACCACGACATCGCCGAACGCGACGGCGTCGGCAACGCTGCCACTTTGTGCCGTGCCGCCGATCGCCGCTGCCGCCTTGGCGATTTCATCCGGCGTTTTGGCAAAGCTGACAAATACGCGATGCCCTTTTGCCGTAAGAAGCTTGCCGATCGCCGTTCCCACGTTTCCGGCACCGATAATTCCGATTTTCATGTGTAATCTCCTCAGCCTACACCCCTCCAAGTGTCCCCGGCCCCAAGTGTCCCTGCAAAGTGGCGCGATTTTGGCGATCTTCTTCCTTCGCAGCAATAGGGCAGCGCTGCAGGGTACCGCTGCAGCGGGCTGCAGCCGTGTGAGCGCCGCGGTTTGCTTATGGCCGGGGCACTAATCCTCGTTGCCTCACTATGTCGACAGGGCCTTGCGGTCCGAAATTTCACCTTGACCGAGGTGCAACTCAAGTGTATTGCTTGCTCCACTATCAATTGTTGCGCCCGCCCGGCACCGACCGCGGCGGGCGTTTCGATTCCCGCGCCTTTGATTCGCGGGCTATCGTCTTCCGAGAAATCCAGCCGGCTCCCTGTTTGTGTGGCAAAAAAGTTGTCGGCTTCGCGCTGTGGCGCCACGCAGAAGTCGGCGCGGGCTCGCCAGCAAGGCGGCTTTTCGGGAAATTTTTCAAAATGAAAAAATTTCCCCTTGACCGAGGTGCAACTCAAGTGTATAGCTTGCTTCATACTTCATTATTGCGCCCGCCCGGAACCGACCGCGGCGGGCGTTTCGATTCCCAAGCCTCTGAATTGCGGGGCATCATTTCGTGAGGGATCCCGCCGGGGCCGCTACGGCGATCGACCCCGATGGGCCGCTCAACGGAGGGACAGCGATTGTGGCAAAGTGCGGTGCAGGGACACGCGTCGGCGGCAAGCGTAGGAAGAATGCGACGTCAAACCCGCACTCCTCCTACCACAATGGAAAATCCAGTGCCGCACGCGCCGCGGAGCCTGCTCCGTTCCCTGTGCCGCACAAGGCCGCGCGCATTGTGCTCAGGCACGGTATCTATGCCGCTGCCCTTACTGCCGAGGAGAGGGGCCTTGTCGTCGCGATCGGCAATCTCGATGGCGAAATCGCACTTGCCCGGATCCAGCTCCGACGCATCCTGATCGCGATGGGGCAGAGCTGCGGCGAACAGCACCTCAAGGCCGCCGGCGCGCGAAGCACGCCTACTTTCGCGTCACGCGAAGAGGCGACCTTTACGGCGGATGCGGCAAAGTACAAGGTCGAGACCGCAAAACGCCGGCCGGATTATCACGCGCTCATGGGCCGATGGCTCGGCCGCATCGCGCAACTCGAACGCGCGCGCTTCGAGATCGGCCGTGGCCAGGGTTCCAACGCCGCCGACACAGCGCGTAAGATCAAGCAGGCCCTCACCGCATTGAACAGGACGGTAAATGGTCCATCCAACACGGGACCTTCCGAGATCGGGCCTTCTGAAGTCGGTCCTTCCAGCACCCCGGTGGACGCCGCTTAGGCATCATCCGGCGCAGTGGTCCTACTGGAGCAGCCCCCACCGCTTCAACACGATCCCTGCCGGTCGGCGCTCGGGCAAGACGGAACTCGCCAAGCGCAAGCTCGTGCTGCGCGCGATCGCGGGAACGAGCTTCGACATTCCGCGCTTCTTCGCGGCAGCGCCGACGCGCGAGCAGGCTAAGCGCATTTATTGGGCCGACCTGAAAGCCATGGTGCCGCGCGATCTCTTGGCGGGACGCCCGAGCGAGACCGAGTTGACGATCCGGCTGATCCATGGCCCCGAGATTTACGTCGTCGGCCTCGACAAGCCGGAGCGCATCGAGGGCCAGCCGTGGGACGGTGGCATTCTCGACGAATACGCCAACATGAAGCCGAGTGCCTGGCCCGAACACGTGCGGCCTGCGCTCGCCGATCGTCTCGGATGGTGCGACCTGATCGGCGTGCCCGAGGGGCGCAACCATTATTACGAGACCAATCGCAGAGCGAAGGCCTTCATGGCCGAACTCGGTCGTGGGAGCGAGTGGGGCTCCTTTCATTGGAAGTCGGCCGACATCCTGCCGCTTGCGGAAATCGAAGCAGCACGACGCGATCTTGACGAGTTGACGTTCCAGCAGGAATACGAGGCGTCCTTCGTCAATTTCGAGGGGCGAGCCTATTACCCGTTCCGCGAGGACACACATTGCCGCAAGCTGCGCTACGACCCGCGGCAGCCGTTGATCTTTTGCTTCGACTTCAATGTGGCCCCCGGCATTGCCGTGGTGGCGCAAGAACAGCGCCTGCCGGGAATGCCCGAAGGTCAGAGTGGCACAGGTGTCATCGGCGAGGTGCATATCCCGCGCAATTCGAATACGCCAGCGGTCTGCCGCAAGCTCGCGGCCGATTGGAGAGACCACATCGGAGCGGTTTGCTGCTATGGCGACGCGACCGGCGGTGCAGGTGGCTCGGCCAAAGTCGCGGGTTCCGACTGGGACCTGATCAGGGCCGAACTCAAGCCGGCATACGGTCAGCGCTTGTCGTTTCACGTGCCCGACGCGAACCCACCGGAGCGCGCGCGCGTCAACGCGGTCAACACGCGACTCAAGGCCGGCGACGGCACGATCCGCCTCACGGTCGATCCGGCGAACGCGCCGAACGTGGTCAGGGATTTCGAAGGTGTGCGCCTCCTTGCGGGCGGGTCGGGCGAAATCGACAAGAAAGCCGATCCGGCTTTGACGCACTGGACCGACGCGCTCGGTTACTACGTCGCCGCCGTGTTCCCCATCGACGCGCGCAAGACCGCGCAAAAACGGTCTCTTCCTCACATGGCGAGGTAACCGGTCCCCATGTTCAAGACGATCACGGACGCGATACCGGCCGATCGCGATTACCCGGCCCGCCAGCGCACGATCGACCTGCGGCGGCGCGTGCTCAACGGCACGATCTACGATCACCTGCCCAATGGCTTCCACGAGGAGAAGGGCAGAAACGACGAGTACATTCCCTTGCGCAGCCGCCGGCCGAGCGTGCGCTCGAGCCTGGCCAAGACCGTCGTCGATGACAGCGTGAGCCTCCTCTTCTCCGAGGGCCATTTCCCGACTGCCGAGTGTGCTGACGAGAAGATCAGGAACGCGCTCGCTCGAATCGCCAAGGAGGTGAAGCTCAACGAAGTCATGATCGATGCCGCAACGCGCGGCAGCGTGGGATCCGTCGCAATCCTGCTGCGCGTACTCAAGAACCGCCGCGGCAGGAACCGGCTCTTCTTCAAGGTCCTCGACACTGAATATCTCACCCCCCAGTGGTTCGCCGGCGAGCCCGACACGCTGCAAAGCGTGGTCGAGCGCTACAAGGTCAAGGGCAAGCTGCTGCGCCAAATGGGCTACGCGATCGAGGAGGCCGACTTTGCCGCAGACCTCTGGTTCGAGCGCGAATGGACCGATAGTACGGAAAATTGGTACGTGCCATTCAAGGTCGATCCTTCGGCGGCGGAGGCGGGCGACCGCCTCTCGCCAAAGATCGACGACGGCGACGGGCGGACGACGCGGCACGATCTCGGCTTCGTCCCGATCGTCTGGGTGAGGAATCTTCCGGGCGGGGACGATATCGACGGGGCCTGCACGTTCAAGGAAGCGATCGACACGATCATCGAGATCGACTACCTGCTAAGCCAGGGTGGCCGTGCGCTCAAATACGCATCCGATCCCACGCTCCTGATCAAGGAACCCGCGGTCGGCAATGACGGCCAGCTCGTCAAGGGGGCTGCGAATGCAATCGTCGTCGACAAGGACGGCGACGCCAAGCTGCTCGAAATCGACGGCACGGCGAGCGAGGCCCTGTTGGGCTTCGTCAAGGCGCTGCGCGATCTCGCACTCGAAAGCATCCACGGCAACCGGGCTAATCCGGAGAAGATCGCCACGGCGCAATCGGGCCGTGCCATTGAGCTCCTCAACCAGGCGCTCATCTGGCTGGCCGACCGGCTGCGGATCAGCTACGGCGAAGGTGCCTTGCTTTCATTGCTGCGCATGGTCGTCGCCGTGTCGCAGAAGTTCGAGCTCTTCGTGGGCGGCGAGATCGTCGGCAAGCTCAATGACAGCTGTCCGATCACGCTCCGTTGGCCCGCCTGGTACGCGCCGACGCAAGGCGAGAAGTCGCAGTTGGCGACGACGCTCAAGACCCATGCGGATGCAGGCCATATGAGCCGGGAGACCGCGGTCAAGACTATTGCGCCCGTCTACGACATCGAGGACACGGCGAAGGAAATCGACGCAATCGAGCAGGACTGGAAGGACGGGTTAGACCGGCCATGCTCGTTGGATCGGCCAGACTCGTCGAATCTGCCAGACTCCGAGGGTCAAGACGAGGAGACCGCCACCACCTGACGCGGCCCGCCGATGCGGTCCATTTCGCAAATGGAGGGTTAAGACCCATGTATCGTACATCGTCCTATCGCACCGCATTCGACAACTTCCTCCGCGCACCCGATGGTGGCGGCATCGGTGCGGCTGCCGGCGCCAAGACATTCTCGCCCGAATATGTCCACGAGCTGCGCGAGGAGAACAAGACCTGGCGCCAAAGGGCACAGGGTCACGAGGCCGCGCGCAAGGCCGCCGAGGACTCCGCGGCCAAGCTGCGCGAAGAGGCCGACGCGCGCATCAAAAAGGCCGATGAAGAGGCGAATTCGAAAATCGAATCCGCCCGGAGGTCGGCCGATGAGCGGATCGTTCGCGCCGAGCTCGCCATCGCCGCCGTCAAGGCGGGCATGGTCGATCTCGACGGGCTGAAGCTCGCGGACCTCTCCAAGGTGACGCTCGAGGCCGATGGCACGGTCAAGGGTGCCGATGAATTAATGGCGCAGCTCAAGAAGGAGAAGCCTTACCTCTTCGGTACCGCGAACGGGGCGGGTGGGACGAGCGGGACCGCTAACGCGCCCAAGCCCGCGGACAGCCAGCCCTTCAACGCCATGAAGGCGACCCTGGACGAGGTCGAGGCGCGCAAGAAGCGCCTGCTCGGCAGGCGATAGGGGGGTGGAAGCCGGGCCTATAAAAGACGGCCTTATAGTGACCGGATGGCGTCGAATGGCCGGGTACCGGAGAATTGCATTTTCCTCTGCCCAATTTATTGCTTGAATAAGGCCGCACTTGATTTATTTGTCAGCTCTGCGAACTGTCGCGCGATCTGACCGCCGGCATTTCGGCCACAACGACTGGATACGCCACACCTCCGAAGACGCCGCGTCAGCCGAGAGGAGGATAGAATTTTGGGGAGCGTCGTTCTTCTCGATCTCATGGGGGGCGTCGCACTTCTCTTGTGGGGCCTGCACATGGTCCACAGCGGCGTCGTGCGGGCATTTGGCTCCGACCTAAGGCGTATACTCGGATCTGCCCTTCGAAATCGCTTCCTCGCCTTCCTGGCGGGAGTGGGCGTGACGGCGCTCTTGCAGAGCAGCACCGCGACCGGTCTCATGATGACGACATTCGCGGCCGATGGCATGGTGGCCCTCGTCCCGGCCTTGGCCGTCATGCTCGGCGCCAATGTGGGTACCACGCTCATTGTGCAAGTCCTCTCGTTCAATGTTTCGGCCGTAGCACCCGCTCTTTTCATCATTGGCCTTGTGGCATTCAGAAGGGGTGCCCGGACCCGGATCCGCGATTTGGGTCGCGTGGCGATCGGGCTTGGCCTCATGCTGCTTTCCCTGCACATTCTGCTCGACACGCTCGCGCCTGCCGATAACGCCCCGACTGTCAAGGTTCTCCTGATGGCCATCACGGGCCAGCCCCTCTTGTGCGTCCTCATTGCGGCGATCCTGACGTGGGCGGCACATTCAAGCGTGGCAGTGGTCTTGCTGGTCATGTCCCTTGCGTTTTCACATTTCATCAGCCCTGTGGGAGCCCTCGCCCTTGTCATTGGCGCCAATCTCGGAAGTGCGATAAACCCCCTCATCGCGGCGGGGAACCCAGCCAATCCGGCCAGCCGGCGACTCCCCCTGGGCAATATGATCAACCGCATCGTCGGCTGCGCCCTCGTGCTGCCCTTTCTCCAGCCGATCGCGGACCTGCTCACGCGACTGGACCTCTCGCCAACTCAAATGGTCGCGGGCTTTCATACGGCATTTAACGTTGCGCTCGCCCTGATTTTCATGGCGGTCCTCGATGGCCTCGCCCGGTTGCTCGTGCGGCTATTGCCGGAACAGAAGGGGCGCGCCGACCCCTCCAACCCGCTTTATCTCGACGAGTCCGCCATAAGCACACCGTCGGTTGCGCTGGCCTGTGCTTCCCGCGAGGTCCTCCACATGGGTGAC